ATATAAAGATATTCAGTGATGAGATAAATAATCAGTTTATTAAAAACGATATTAACGACCTGCTGCGCGGAGTTTTCCGTCAGGTTCACCGGCAAGAGTCAGTAATTGTCCCTGGTCTTCCTGCAGAATAGTCAGGCGACCACCGCGATTGACATACATCGGCGTTTCGGTGGTGTCTTCTTCGGAAATTTTCCCGCGGTTAGTCGGGCGAACATATGAGAGTTTGTGTTTGATTTTCACTCGGTTCTCATCAAACGGTTCGATTTCCAGATTGAGTGAGACCTTACCTTTGGTTTTCGTGTTCATCACACCGGAAGCGACTTCACTGAGAACTGCGCCGATTTTGGTTTCAAATACGCCGCCGTCCAGCTCCCCGATAAATGCCTGCACATCAGTACTGCGTTCGCTAGCCATTTTGCTGCTCCTCATCATATCGACCCTGCAAGGTCGGTTAGTTTCTCCACAAAACAGAGAAGAACACCTGCGGTGGCAGCCGCCCGGATGGATTGGGTTATGAGCCCGTCGTCCGGTGATGCTCTTCTCTGTTTTGTAAAAAGAGCGGTACCAGCCGGAAGCAAGTGTACAAACTGGTACCGCCAAAGCAGTGGCTGTTGTGGTGACCGGTGCTGATCTCCGGCTTGCGGTTATTTCAGACTCTCACGGGCGTTTAATTGCCCCGCCGAACAGCTCTTTTCCGCAATAGCTGCAATGTCTTTCGCGCATCAGCCTGCGCATTCACCACAACTCTAAAAACAAATGTAGGATATCCAACATGTAGGTGTCAAGAGTTTATGTTGGTTATCCTACATAAAAAGATAGGCTCATAAAAAAACCGGGGATACCCCGGTTTTGCGATAGTAAGGAAGATGTGTCAAAAATCCATTATTACTTGTTTGACAAGACCAACTATTCTGCAGTTCTCACCGCATTCAATAGTTTTATAGTTAGGATTTAGTGGGACGAGATACCTGTTCGGCCAGTCCTCAACAAATTTTTTGAGTGTCGCTTCTTGCCCACCATTGATATGGGCAACAACGATTTTTCCGTTAATACACTCTGTATCAATAATATCTGGCTCTACGATAACGATAGAACCTTCTGGTATCGATGGTGAGCCGAGGGGATTGGTCATTGAATCACCACGGACCCGTAGTGCAAATGCCATTTCTGATACAAGGGCGGTAGTATAAACCCACTCTTCAGCATCTTCTTTCCTGACACCAGGCTCCGTCATTGTCCATGAACCCGCCTGAACCCACGAGATGAGGGGGACTTTTTTAACTGCGAATATTTCAGGTTTTAGATTTATCTTTGGTTCAGGCGAGCCTTTTCCGCTAACAAGCCACAGAGGATCGCATTTAAGTGCGTTGGCTAGGGCTTGAAGGTTGGCTCCATTTGGTTGGTAGTCGTCCTTTTCCCATCCAGTAACCGTGACACGGTTCACACCAGTCAAATCAGCCAGTGCTTGTTGTGTCAGGTTCAGTTCTTTTCGCCTTTGGCGAATACGATCACTCATGTTCATCATGTAGGCAATCCTACCACATGCCAATGTAGGATTCTTGACATTGGCATGTTGGATATCCTACATTCCTGCTTGACGTAATTTAACGGGAGACAGAAATGCGGAAATCCGACGTGATTAATTATTTCGGCGGAGTTTGTAAAACCGCCGAAGCCCTAGGTATTAAGCATCCGTCTGTTTCAGAGTGGCCTGAGATTATTCCTGAAGGCCGAGCGTACCAGTTAGAAAAAATTACTAACGGGAAACTGAAAGTTGACGTGTCTTTATATCAAAAGACTAACAGTGCTGCGGCATAAAAACACCACAGAAATGAGGAATTAACCGTGGGTAAAGAACCTGAATGGAAAGTTGATAAACAACCAGCATGGCTGGTGGCAGCAATACGAAGAACGATTGCTGATTTACCTCATGGCTATGAGGAAGCAGCAGAAATTCTTGGTTTGTATAAATCTGATGATATCACCCCAGCAAAAGATCAATTGCATAACAGACTGCGTAGCGGTGGGGATCAAATTTTTCCACTTGAGTGGGCCATGGTTTTACAGGATGCCAGTGGTACCAGGCATGTAACAGATGCAATAGCCCGTCGTAGTAATGGGGTGTTTGTGCCGCTGGTGGTCATTGATGACATTGACAATGGTGACATTAATCAGCGGCTGATGGAGTCAATAGAATGGATTGGCAAGCATTCCCAGTACTTACGCAAGGCAACTGCTGATGGAGTTATTGACCAGGCTGAGCGTGAGCAAATCGAAGAGAACAGCTACCAAGTAATGGCGAAGTGGCAGGAGCATTTAACACTGTTATTTCGTGTTTTTTGTGCGCCGGAAAAGAGTAACGCCCGCGAGTGTGCAGCTCCGGGCGTCGTGGCGTCGATTGCTTCTGGTTGTGGAGAAACTAACGCATGAACAGTTTAACAACACACTACCGTCGCTCGCAACTGATTGCGCTTCCTGTACCGGGTGGAAAAGCGAAGGTGGAGTATTGCTATGCAGTGAATGTACCAGGTGACAGGGAAATTGTAACCCACAGCTTTGCAGAGTGGGCTGTGGGTGATTTCAACCGGCAGAAGGAGACAGTCCTTTGCGACAAGTTAACCGCTGGTTCAAAGATCACTACGGAGTGCCCGTCAGAGTCATTCGTTGGGAGCCGGAAACACAACGGGTTATCTACCTCCGTGAAGGCTATGAACATGAATGCTTCAGTCCGCTCGAACAGTTTCGTCGTAAATTCAGGGAAATAGAGGTCGGTCATGAGCCTGTTAATGACATCCCAGCCCATTGTGATAAATCGTGATCTTGCATGCCGTATTGGTCTGAATGAGGCAATTGTGTTGCAGCAGCTTCATTACTGGCTGAATGAAACGAATTCAGGCACTGAGCATGGCGGAATTCGCTGGGTTTATAACACGACAGAACAGTGGCTGGAGCAGTTTCCGTTCTGGTCAGAGTCCACTCTGAAACGCACATTTGCAAGCCTGAAATCACTTGGGGTTTTGCGTCGCGAGCAACTCAATAAATCGAAGCGTGACATGACCAACTTCTACACGATCAACTATGAAAGTGAGCTTTTAGAAGAGGTCAAAGTGAACGAATCCATCAGGTCAAAATGCACTTCTCCATCGGGTCAAAGTGACCTGATGGATGGGCGCAAAATGACACGATCCATTGGTTCAAAACGACACGCTGTCATCGGGTCAAAATGGCCCAATGATCTTACAGAGAATACAACAGAGATTACTACAGAGAATAAAACCTCTTCTCGTCCGGACGCTTCGCAACCGGACACGCAAACGGCTGAACAGGAGTTTTTAACTCGCCATCCTGATGCGGTTGTATTCAGCCCTAAAAAGCGCCAGTGGGGAACGCAGGATGATTTGACCTGCGCACAGTGGCTCTGGAAAAAAATCATCGCCCTGTACGAGCAGGCCGCCGAATGTGACGGCGAGGTGGTTCGTCCCAAAGAACCGAACTGGACAGCATGGGCAAACGAAATTCGCCTGATGTGTGTGCAGGATGGTCGTACTCACAAACAAATCTGCGAGATGTACAGCCGCGTCAGCCGCGATCCGTTCTGGTGCCGTAACGTGCTCAGCCCGTCGAAGTTGCGGGAAAAATGGGATGAGCTTTCCCTGCGCTTATCGCCGTCCGTCAGCACGCACACAGAAAAACGTGAAGACCCGTACTTCAAAGCCAGTTACGACAACGTGGACTACAGCCAGATCCCGGCAGGATTCAGGGGGTGATCATGAGTCTGTTAAATGACGTTCAGAAATTCATTGAAGCCCATCCGGGCTGTACTTCCGGAGACATTGCGGATGCTTTTTACGTGGGGGCTTAATGAGTAATAAATATTGCCAGGCGCTGGTAGAACTGCGGAACAAACCAGCCCATGAACTGAAGGAAGTGGGCGATCAGTGGCGCACGCCGGACAACATTTTCTGGGGAATTAACACCTTGTTTGGTCCGTTTGTTCTGGATCTGTTCACTGACGGTGATAACGCCAAATGTGCCGCGTATTACACGGCGGAAGACAACGCGCTGGCGCATGACTGGTCAGAACGTCTTGCGGAGCTTAAAGGTGCTGCCTTTGGTAATCCCCCATACAGCCGCGCCAGTCAGCATGAGGGGCAATACATCACCGGCATGCGTTACATCATGAAACATGCCAGTGCCATGCGTGATAAGGGCGGGCGCTATGTTTTCCTGATCAAAGCTGCCACCAGCGAAGTGTGGTGGCCGGAAGATGCGGACCATATTGCTTTTATTCGCGGGCGTATTGGTTTTGAACTGCCTGCCTGGTTTATCCCGAAGGATGAGAAGCAGGTGCCGACAGGCGCTTTCTTCGCTGGTGCTATTGCTGTTTTCGACAAGACCTGGAAGGGACCGGCAATCAGCTACATCGGGCGCGATGAACTTGAGGCATGTGGTGAGGCGTTTCTGGCGCAGGTTCGCCAGCAGGCAGAAAAACTTGTCAGGGAGATGGCGGCATGACGACGTTAACTCAATGCCAGCAGCAGGTGCTGGATATGCTGATTTCTTACCAGCAAGAGCGTGGCTTTCCGCCAACCAATCAGGAGGTGGCAACCATGCTGGGATACCGTTCGGTGAATGCAGCGGTGGAGCATCTTCGCGCACTGGAGAAAAAAGGCGTCATCACGATAAAGCGTGGCGTGGCCCGGGGGATAACGCTTCATACCGCAGTGAAGGACGACGACAGCGAAGCGGTCGGTATCATCCGCGCACTGCTTGCCGGTGAGGAGAACGCCAGGCTGCGTGCAGCCCACTGGTTACATGAGAGGGGCCTGAAAGTATGAAGTTGATCCTGCCTTTCCCGCCCAGTGTGAACACGTACTGGCGACACCCCAACAAAGGGGCATTTGCTGGTAAGAGCCTGATAAGCGAGGCGGGGCGAAAATTTCAGAGCGCGGCGTGCGCAGCAATAGTTGAGCAGTTACGTCGTCTGCCGAAACCAACGTCGGCACCTGCTTCAGTGGAGATCGTGTTGTTTCCTCCGGATAACCGGATCCGCGATCTGGACAACTATAACAAGGCGCTGTTTGACGCCCTGACCCACGCGGGTGTGTGGGAAGACGACAGACAGGTGAAAAGAATGCTGGTGGAGTGGGGACCGGTTATCCCGAAAGGGAAGGTCGAGATCACTATCAGTAAGTATGAGAAACCGGCGGGTGCAGCCGCCTGATTAAGAGGAGAAACGAAGTATGAATAATCTGATGGTCATTGATGGTATTGAAGTTCGTCGTGATGCTTATGGGCGTTACAGCCTGAACGATCTGCATCGCGCAGCAGTAGCATCTGGTGCAAATGCCAGAACCAAGGAGCCAGGAAAGTTTCTTTCCAGCCAACAAACTGTTGAGCTTGTTCATGAATTGACCAACACCCAGAATTTGGGTGTTGACCCGGTGAGTGTGATTCATGGGGGAAATGAACGGGGAACGTATGTCTGCAAGGAACTGGTGTATGCCTATGCAATGTGGATCAGCCCGTCATTCCATCTGAAGGTGATCCGTACTTTCGACATGGTAACCAGCGCACCGGAAAAATTATCCGGACAGGCTGCTGACAAGATGCAGGCTGGTGTGATTCTGCTGGACTTTATGCGCCGGGAATTAAACCTGTCTAACTCTTCAGTGCTTGGTGCCTGTCAGAAACTCCAGGAGGCTGTTGGCTTACCGAATCTGGCACCGCGCTATGCCATTGATGCTCCTGCTGACGCGCCTGATGGCTCAAGTCGTCCTACGCTGTCGCTGAGTGCACTGCTGAAACAGTATGGTATCCGCCTTACGGCTAATCAGGCATATCACCAGATGGCGAAGCTGGGGATCGTTGAACAACGCGAACGATACAGCCGTACCGCGATTAACAACATCAAAAAATTCTGGTCGCTGACAGCGAAAGGTTGCATGTTCGGCAAGAACATCACCAGTCCCGCAAATCCGCGCGAGACGCAGCCGCATTTCTTCGAATCCCGATTCCCTGAGCTGTTAAAGCTGCTCGATACCGTTCATTGAGGTGACCGTGAGAGCACTACTGACCCCTGAAATTGCCCCGCGTATGGGGATCGTATTGTTCAGGCCAGGTTCAGAGCTGATGCCCCTGTTTATGCAGGGGCGTGTCCTGCTGGAGCCTGAGCCGGAACGTTATTCATCTTTCGCCAGTGGTGCCGTTCCGGCGGCATCACAACCGCTGGCGGATGATCCTGCCGTTCGGGCCGTGTTCCGCAATGAGGAAGTGATCCGTCGTGCTGGTGGCGTGGAATGTCTTGAAAGCTGGTTACTTCGTGAAAAAGGCTGCCAGTGGCCTCATTCCGACTGGCACAGCGAGAACATGACAACAATGCGACACGCGCCGGGCGCAATCCGTCTGTGCTGGCACTGCGATAACCAGCTGCGCGATCAGTTCACGGAACGGCTGGAATCAATGGCAACGGATAACTGTGCCCGCTGGGTGTTGTCTGTTGTGCGTCGGGATCTCGGTTTTGATGACAGTCACGTTGTGACAATGCCGGAACTGTGCTGGTGGCTGATTCGTAATGACTTGGCGGATGCCTTACCGGAAAGTGCAGCCCGTAAGGCACTGAGATTACCGAAGCCTGTTGTGCCGTCTGTCACCCGGGAAAGTGACCTTGTGCCTTCGGTTCCTGCCACCAGCATCATCCAGGATAAGGCGAAAAAGGTGCTGGCGCTGAAAGTGGATCCGGAGTCGCCGGAGTCTTTTATGTTACGCCCAAAACGTCGCCGCTGGGTTAATGAAAAGTACACACGCTGGGTTAAGACACAGCCGTGTGCATGTTGTGGAAAGCCTGCTGATGATCCCCACCACCTGATAGGCCACGGTCAGGGGGGAATGGGTACAAAAGCGCATGACCTCTTTGTGTTGCCTTTGTGCAGAAAGCATCACGACGAGCTGCATGCGGATACCGTGGCATTTGAAGAGAAGTATGGCTCCCAGCTGGAGCTGATATTTCGTTTTATCGATCGTGCGCTGGCAATTGGCGTGCTGGCCTGATTTTGTGGAGAACGTTGATGCGTGATATTCAAATGGTTCTTGAACGTTGGGGGGCATGGGTGGCAAATAATCACGAGGATGTCACCTGGTCGTCTATTGCTGCAGGATTTAAAGGACTAATCCCTTCAAAAGTAAAATCCCGCCCGCAATGTTGTGACGATGATGCGATGATCATTTGTGGGTGCATGGCTCGCCTGAAAAAGAACAACAGCGATTTGCACGATTTATTAGTGGATTATTATGTAGGTGGTATGACGTTTATGGCGCTTGCCCGTAAACATGGGCGTTCTGATTGCTGGGTTGGGCGTTTATTGCAAAAGGCTGAAGGTGTAGTTGATGGCATGTTAATGATGTTAGAAATTGAGCTAGAGATGGATCGTTAGAAGACCTCTTATTGAGGGGGTAATTGAATCAGTTTAATGTGTGGGGAGTCGATTTATTCTCCCCATTTT